CAAAACCAAGGCGACATGGCCGAGCTGCAGACCCGCTTGCAGATCGCGCAATTCAACGCCCAGGTGCGCTCGCAAGAAATTCAGGCGCAGCGCGAGATCGAGATGATGAAGCTGGCCACGCAGCAGAACCTGTCGCTGGAACAGATCAAGGCGCAGCTGGCCGACACGGCCATGCGCGAGCGGGGTAAGAAGGAGCTGTTCGCGGCTGAACAGCGGTTGAAGCTTGTTGCCGGCTCCGGCATCTGACAACAGGGGGTGATATGGCACGAGTTGCATTGCAGCGCGAGCTTGACGCGCAGAAAGAAGCGGTTGAGCAATACCTGAAAACCAACCGCCAGCTGGCGCGGGGGTACAACAAGGATATCGCCGCAATCAAAGGCGGCACGCAATACGCGGTCCGGGATCCAGAGACAAACAAGTACTACCTCGCCACCGGCGTCAATGATGACGGGTTTTTTAATCTGGCTACGTCCCGGCAAAACGTTGGCAGACGGTCGTTTGTAGCGCCGCGTGAACTTTCTGGCAGCCTCTCTACGGCCGACGGCGCGCAGAGGTACGTTGTCGCGGCCCCGCCAGTATCGGGGAACCCAAGACGGGCCCGCCAAGGCGCCCCCACGCCCCCGAGCGAGACGTACCCCGTATTCGAAGAGCCGGAGTGGGCGAAGAAACCCGACCAAACGGGGGGCGTCACGATCGCCGCGTTGAAGTCGCTTAACCAGCCCAGCCTAGCAGAACAAGAACGCGGCGGCCTGTTGCAGGACGCAATGAGCAGCGGCATGGCGCCGCTCAGGAATTTTAAAAAGTAACCAAGGAGACGACATGGCAACTATCAATCTCACCAACGCTGACCGCAACAAGGTCAACGGCGCGATCCTGCTGACGTGGGAAGCGCTGGGCGACGCTGACAACGGCGCGGGCTATGCCCTGCCCTTTGCGGCCGACATCACTGTGCAGGCAGTCGGCACGTTTGGCGGCGCCACCGTCAGCCTGCAAGGCTCCAACGACGGCACAACTTGGCACAACATGACGCAAAAGGGCGGCACGACTGCACTGACGTTCACGTCTGCCGGGTGCCACAGCGTCAACGAAAACCCAGCGTTCATCCGCCCGCACACCACTGGCGGCAGCGGCACTGACGTTGACGTCATCGTGGCCATCCACGCGCGCTACGCCAAGGTCGGCTACTAAGGCCAACGATGAGCAAGGGCCTCATCAAGAGCAAGATGGCGTGCAACTCACCGCGCGCCACGCCTGACCACCCCACCAAAAGCCACGTCGTCAAGGCGTGCGCTGACGGTAAGGAGAAGGTGATCCGCTTCGGCCAGCAAGGCGTGAAGGGTTCGCCCGAGGGCTCGGCCCGCAACAAAGCGTTCAAGGCCCGCCACGCCGACAACATCTCCAAGGGGAAAATGTCGGCCGCCTACTGGGCCAACAAAGTGAAGTGGTGAAGACATGAAAAAACTAGGCCTTTACGCCAACATCCAAGCCAAGCGCGAGCGCATTGCCCAAGGCTCCGGCGAGCGCATGCGCAAGCCCGGCTCGAAAGGCGCCCCGACCGACAAGGCATTCAAGGAGTCGGCCAAGACTGCCGGCAAGGGTTTGATCAAAGGAGTTATGAAATGAAGAAGGCCGGCCTATACGTCGCGCACCTGTTTCTCGCGCGCGAGATGGCGCACCGCGCCCACTTACGCACCACGGGGCCGGGCAGTTTTGCGGCGCACAGCGCACTGGGCGATTTCTACGAAGCCGTGGTCCCACTGGCCGACAGCTTTGCTGAAGCCTGCCAAGGCGAGTATCAGGAGTTGTTGGACATCCCGCTGCTGGACAACGAGTACGAGGGCGAGATCGCCGACGTGCTGGAGCAAATCAAGGCGTGGATACAGGACAACCAAGACGACATCACTGGCAAGGACCAGCGCGCGCTGGGCAATCTGGTGGATGAGGCGGTGGCGTTGTTTCAGTCCACGTTATACAAGCTGCGCTTTCTTGAATAACAAAACTTGCCAGAATGTAGAAAACCCCCTTACAATTTCTCGGGGGCCTCGCGTCCTCGTCATTTAGGAGAGCCGCCGAAAGGCGGCTTTTGCTTTTATGCGTATAGATTTTCAATCTGCCAGCTGGCACGGCATGCGGCGCTGGGCTGAAGAACAGCTTAAGCGCGCACGGGAGAGGAACGATTCCCCGAAGCTGACCCTGGACGAAACCGCCGCCTTGCGCGGCGAGATAAGAACATATAAAAAATTGCTCGACCTACCCAACGCGGTAGCTCGAGGTGTAGCGATCGATTCGGGCGACTAGCTCCAATTGATCTTGGCAAACGGGCCGCCTTTGGGCGGCTTTTGTATTTGGAGGCGTGACAGTGGAAAACGAATTGACTCAGGAGCAGATGCAGGATCTTTGGAACGAAGAGGCCAACAAGCTTGACGCCGGCGAGGAACCGCCCGCTGCCGAGATCCAGGTCACTGCGCCACAGGATGCAGATCCGGTGCCGCAGGAAAGCGTATCCGAAGAAATCGCAAACGCCGAACCTGCAGTGCAGGCCGACCCACTGGCAGGATTGCCGGACGAAGTGAGGCAGGCGTTAGCCAAAATCACCCATCTCGAGCAAGCCAACGCCCAACTGCTGCACCACGTTAAGACCGCCGAGGGTCGCGTGGCTGCAATGCAACGTGAGTTCCAGCAGGCCAAAACGGCGCAACAGACGGTTGCCCCGACTGAAGCGCCGAGCCAGGGGCAAATGGTTGCCGCAGCCAAGAACCCGGAAAAGTGGGAGCAGCTTAAGCAGGATTTCCCGGAGTGGGCCGGCGCGATGGAGGAGTACGTCGCTGCCAAATTGGGAAGCGTTCAGCCGCAGCAACCCGGCGTTGACCCTAATCAGGTCGCCGCCTACGTGCAGCAGCAAGTGGCGCAAACCAAGGCAGAGATGGCTCGGGCCATCGAAGAGGCGCGCATCGAAGGCAAGTACGACGACTGGAAGCAGACAATAAATTCCCCGGAATTTGCGGCCTGGTTCGCTGTGCAAGCCTCCGAAGTGCGGGCTCTGGCCGACAGCACTTTCGCAAAAGACGCGATCAAGATGCTGGACTTGTACTCACAAGCCAAATCAAGAAGCGCCTCGGATATCCGGCAAGAGCGCGAGCAGCGTCTTGCTGCCGCCGCGACAACTCGGCCCGGTAACACGAAGCCCGCCAGAACGCTGGGTGACCTGTCGCCGGAAGAGCTTTGGAACTACGAGGCCGCACAGCGCGACAAGACTCGAGCGCAACGCGGTTTTTAACCTAATTTTGTGAAGGAAACACCATGTCAATTCAAAACTACGGCACCGTAGCCTCGCGTAACCTTATCCGCGCGGCGCAGGGCATGCTTGAGCATGCCCAACCTATTACCGTCCTTGGCGACTTCGGCACGCAGCGCGAGATGCCGCAGAACTCGACCGACACTCTGGTCTTCCGCCGCACCCTGCCGTTTGGCGCGTCTGCTTCGGGCACCACGATTGAGGGCTCCAGCCGCTACGCCGGCACCCCGGACGTTCAGGCATCGAACTTCGTGCTGGCCGAAGGCGTCACGCCCAATGCCAACACCATCGCGTTCCAAGACGTGTCGGTCCAGCTGCAGCAGTACGGCATCCTGTTCAAGTACTCAAGCAAGGTCGAACAGCTGTACGAAGACGACATCCCGGGCGAGATGGTCAAGCTGACCGGCGAAACCCTGGCGGAAGTCATGGAACTCGTGCGCTACGGCGTACTGAAGGCCGGCTCCACGGTAATCTACGCAAACGGCTCTTCCCGTTCTGCCGTCAACACGGCCGTTAGCCTCAACGCCCTGCGCAAGGCCGCCCGTACGCTGGAGTCCAACCGCGCCCGCCGCGTGACCAGCCGTCTGGCTCCTGGCGTGAACTTCGGCACCCGCGCGGTCCAGCCAGCCTACGTCGTGTTCTGCCACACCGACGCCGTCTCCGACGTCCGTAACCTGCCGGGCTTTACTCGCGTGGAAGAGTACGGCTCATTCAAGCCGATTCATGACCGTGAAGTTGGGGCTTGCGAAGACTTCCGTTTCATCAGCTCCCCGCTGCTAAAGAGCTTCGCTGCTGCCGGCGCGGCCGTGGCGGGCACGGGCATGTTGTCGGTTGGCGGAGCCAACGTTGACGTCTACCCGTTCATCATCATCGGTGAAGACTGCTGGGGCCAGGTTGCACTCAAGGGCATGGGCGCCATCAAGCCCATCGTCTTGAAAGCTTCGCAGACCAACCACGCCAACCCGCTGGGCCAGTTCGGCTACGTCGGGGCCTCTACTTGGTTTGCCACCGTCCGCCTCAACGACGCCTTCATGGCGCGTATCGAGGCTGGTGTGACCGCTCTGTAATGACCAGGGGCCGGCCTGATACGCCGGCCCCGCTTACTTGAAAGGATCACATCATGGCTTCTAATGCGTTTTACGAACTGCTGAACCAAGGCACCATTGACGGACTGGAACCGAACGCGATTGCGGGCACCTCGCTTGCAATTTCTGGTAACGGCACCGTTGGCGGCACGCTGGTCGTTACCGGCGCAATCACGGCTACGGCCGGGGTTGCCGGTGCGGTTAGCGGCAACGTCACTGGCGATTTGACCGGTAACGTCACCGGTGACGTGAGCGGCAACGTTGTCTCCAACTCGGTCGCCATTGGCGGCGGCGCAGCGATCACCAAGGTTTTGACGGCATCGGCCACGCTGGACTTTGCATCAATCGCCGCGGCTGGCAGCGAAGACAAAACCATCACCGTCACCGGCGCTGCCGTTGGCGATCCGGTTGCTCTCAGCCTGCCGGCTGCGATCGACGCCGGGCTGGTCTTCAATGCCTTTGTGTCGGCGGCCAACACGGTCACGGTTCGCGCGACCAACGCCAGCGCCGGGGCAATTGATGCGGCTTCCGCATCATTCCGCGTTGCCGTCATCCACTTCTAATTTTCCCCGAAAGGAATTCCGCCATGTCTTACAACCTTGAGCAAATCAACAGCGGCTACGTGTCGCTGACCGCTGCAGGTCTGACCGAAGGCACTAACGCCGCGACCTTCAAGACCGCCAACACGCTGACCTACACCAACAACGGTGTGTTCAAGTCGAAGAACGCGACCGACAACATCGCGTTTTCCACTGGCCACACGACTGTCGGTCAGTACCAAGCTTGCCTGTTCGGCGTGTGGATCGACGTGGACGGCAACGTGACGACCTCCCAAGGTCCGATCGTGACCGCTGGCGACCCGTGCCCCGTGCCCGGCGCGCCTGCCGCAAACCGTACGCTGGTTGGCCTGATCAAGGTCACCACTGGCGCTACCACGTTCATCCCTGGCACGACTGACCTCGGCGCCGTGGGCGTGACGGACACGTACAGCGACTGCATGGTCATGCCGGGCAGCGCGCAGTAAGAAATGCCATCTCCCTGACCTCCATGGGGAGTTTTGAGGGGCGCTTTCGGGCGCCCCTCTTTTTTGGCAATAACTGAAATTAACAGGAGATAACGAGATGGCAAAGAACAATTCGCCCGCGCAGGGCATCGAGATCGTGGATGACACGCCGACCATTGAGCCGGTGTCGCAAGCGGTGGACTTTCGGCTGATGGCGGCAAACGAGGCGTTCATGAACGAGCTTGTTGAAATCATGATTCACTCCACCACTGACGACAACCAAGCGCCGCATGTCATCGTCAACTGCAACGGCATCAACCAGCCGATTATGCGCGGCGTGCCAATGAAGGTTCGCCGCAAATACGTCGAGATTCTGGCGCGCATGAAGGAGACAAAGTATTCGCAGGTCACGCCGAACCCGGCAGCGCCTGACGTCTCCGAGCTGCGCCCGCGGCATGGTTTGGCGTATCCGTTTGACATGATCTCTGACGCAAACCCGCGGGGCCGTGCGTGGCTCACGCACGTTTTGGCCGAGCCGGCGTAAGGAGTATAGCCAGTGACTTTTCTTGAGCTCGTCAACCGCGCGCGCGTTGAGTGCGGCGTATCCGGCCCTGCGCTGACTTCGCTGCAGGGCGTGACCGCCGGCGGCGAATCCGCGCGCATGGCGGCTTGGGTCAACTCGGCTTGGGTTGACATCCAGACAGCCAAGGAAGACTGGCAGTGGATGCGCGAGTCGTTCCAGTTCAACACGACCGCGCAGCAGCAGGAGTACACCCCGGCGCAAGCCGGCGTGGGCAGTGACTTTGGCAACTGGAAGCGTGACAGCTTCCGCTGCTCGTCGGTGGGGCAAAACTACGCCGACGAGCAATTGCTGAATTACATGGAGTACACGACGTTCCGCAACCTGTACATCTACGGGAGCATGAGGACCACGTATGCGCGCCCAGTGGTGGTTTCGATTGCGCCAGGCGCTGACAAAAATCTGGCGTTCGGGGCGGTCCCGGATCAAGCGTATGTAATCGCGGCCGAGTATTACAAGCGGCCTTACGACTTGGTGGCCGACTTGGACGAGCCGAACATTCCGGCGCGTTTTCAGATGGCCATCGTGTACCGCGCCATGATGTCGTACGCCGGGTACGAGGCCGCGCCCGAAGTTTTTCAACGCGGCGAAAACGAGTTCAAGCGGTTAATGAACCGGTTGAACATTGACCAGCTTCCGACGCCGATCAGCGGCCCGACACTGGCGTAACGGGAGTCAAGATGCCGCTGCAAGCGCCCCCGGTTCGCTATGACCTGATCAAGTTGCAGGGTGGCCTCGACCAAGTCACGCCCATGCTGTCGCTGCCTCCGGGCATTTGCCGGCAAGCGTCGAATTTCGAGCACTCAATCAACGGCGGCTATACTCGGATTGCCGGGTACGACCGCTACGACGGCCGCGCTAACCCGTCGGACGCAACGTACATCCTGCTAGCGCTGTCAACAGTGGCGGCGGTCGCGGTGGGTAACACGATCCACGGCGTTTCCTCAACGGCCTCCGGCAAGATCATTGCGATTGACGGTCTTTTAATTGCCATCACGCGCGTCTCCGGCACGTTCGTTATCGGCGAAAACATCACCGTGGGGGTAAGCCCGACGGTGGTCGCGGAAGTAGCGGATTTCCCTGCGCTGTCCGCCAACGCGGAGCTTGACGCGCAGTACCGCCTGCTGGCGGCCAACGACTACCGCGCGGACATTACGGCGGTGCCAGGTAGCGGCAGCGTCCTCGGCGTGGCGTTCTATACCGGCGTGGTGTACGCCTGGCGCAACAACGCCAGCGGCACGGCTGCTGAAATGTACAAGTCCACGGCGGGCGGCTGGGTCAAAGTTGACTTGGGCTACGAGCTGGCGTTCGACACCGGCACGGCGGAGATCAAGGACAACGATGTCGTCACGGGCGCCACCAGCGCCGCCACGGGCACGGTCAAGCGCGTCGTGCTGGAGTCCGGGACGTGGGCCGGCGGCGACGCAAAAGGCCGGCTGATCTTTGCAGCGGTCACGGGCGCGTTCCAGAACAACGAGACTCTGCGGGTTAGCGCCGCCGCCAAAGCGCTGGCTGACGGTACGCAAGCCGCCATCACCCTGGCCAAGGATGGCCGCGTACAAACCACCGTGGCCAATTTCGGCGGAGGCGGCTCGGTCAGCAAAAAGCTGTACGGCTGCGACGGGAAGAATCGCGCGTTTGAGTTTGACGGCACGACCTACGTGCCGATTGCTACCGGCATGTTGCCAGACACGCCAGCGCGTATTGCGTTCCACAAGCAGCATCTCTTTTTGGCGTTTAACCACTCGCTGCAATTTTCGTCGCTGGGGGAGCCATACCAATGGTCACCGCTGACGGGGGCGGGCGAGCTGGCAATGAACGACATCATCACGAACCTGATTGTGATGCCGGGGGACCAGAGCACTGGCGCGTTGGGCGTGTATACCCGAAGCGACACCTCAGTGCTGTACGGCACGAACTCAGGCAATTTTCAGCTAACCAATTTCAACACCGGCACCGGGGCGATTGGCTACACCGCGCAAGTGCTGGATCAGGCGTATGTACTGGATGACCGCGGGGTGATTGGTCTGTCGGCAACGCTGAACTACGGCAACTTTACGCCCGCAGCGCTGACAATGAATCTGACGCCGTTCGTGCAGATCCGCCGCAATCTGGCCACCGCGTCGGTGGTCAACCGCGAGAAATCCCAGTACCGCGTGTTCTTCTCTGACGGCACCGGGCTGTATCTGACCATTCGCAACGGCAAGTTTCTCGGCGCAATGCCGGTGCAGTTCTCGCACCCGGTCACCTGCGCGGTCGAGGGCGAAAAGCCGGATGGCTCGGAAACTTCCTTCTTTGGCTCCACCAACGGCTACGTGTACCGGCTTGACGCCGGAACGTCGTTCGACGGCGGGGTCATTCCGGCCAGCTTCAACTTGGTCATCAATAGCATTGGCAGCCCGCGCGTCTTGAAACGCTACCGCAAGGCCAGCGTTGAGATGACCGGCGACAGCTATGCCTCGTTCGCCTTCGGCTACGACCTTGGCTATCGCAGCGCGTACATCGAGCAGCCGGCTGACGGGGACGTCGCCAACAACCTTCGTGCTGGTTTCAACTGGGACGGCTTCACTTGGGACAACTTCGTGTGGGACGGCAGCAACGTGTCTCCTTCCGAAGTCGATGTCAACGGCACGGCGGAGAACATCGCCGTACGCTTTACCTCGGTCTCCAATCTCTGGCAGCCATTCACCGTGAACAGCGTTATTTTGCACTACACGCCGCGTCGAGGACTTAGGTAATGTCAAACAATTATTACACGCACGGAACGTATCCAACCCCAAACTCCCCCGGCTCCTCCGCGCTGTTGCGCAACGAGCTGGACCTGATTACAGCGGGCTTTGACAAACTTCCGTCGCTCGTGTTGGGGAACGCGAACAAGCTGGTTGTCATCAATGGCACCGGCACGGCGTTGACGGTTGCCAGCGCGTTGCCGACCTTAGACGTCGCGGATTCCGGCTTTACGATTTCTGACAACGCTGACGCGACCAAGAAAGCCGCGTTTCAAGTCAGCGGCATCACGACCGGCACCACGCGCACGTTTACGTTCCCGGACGCCAACACCACTTTGGTCGGCACCGACACCCCGCAAACGCTGACTAACAAGACTTTAGGCGCAGGTACGTCGCTTTCCGGCGGCACGATTGACAGCGCCGTGATTGGCGGCGTCACGCCAGCGGCGGGCACGTTTACGTCGTTGACCGCCAGCAGCGGCACCCTCAACGGCTCGGCCATCACCACGGCCAGCAACACGCAGACCTTGACCAACAAGACCCTGACCGCGCCCGCGTTGAACAACCCGGTCATGGTCGGGGGAACCGTCAACAGCGCCACAATCGGCGGCAGCTCACCCGCCGCTGGCACTTTTACGACCTTGGCGGCGACCTCTGGCACGGTTGGCGGCGCAGACATTGTCACCGTGTCGGGCTCGCAAACGCTGACCAACAAAACCTTGACCAGCCCGGCCGTGTCTGGCGGCACGATTAACAGCGCTGTCATTGGCGGGTCAGCGCCGGCTGCCGCTACGTTCACGTCCGTTGCGGCTTCCAGCCTGACAGTGAGCGGCGTGGCGGCAACCACCGCGTCAAACACGCAGGCGTTGACCAACAAGACCATCAGCGGCTCAAGCAACACCCTGATCAACATTGACAACGGCTCGCTGACCAACAGCTCGGTCACGATCGGTTCGACATCAGTGGCGCTGGGCGCAACCGCCGCGACGGTTGCCGGCTTGACGCTGACAGCGCCAACGATTTCGGCCATTACCAACAGCGGCACGCTTACGCTTCCAATCACGACCGATACTTTAGTTGGCCGCGCCACCAGCGACACGTTGACCAACAAAACGATGTCGGGCGCAAGCAACACATTCTTGAACATCCCCAACACCGCCATCACCGGGCTGGGCACGATGTCCACGCAGAGCGCGTCCAGCGTGGCGATCACCGGCGGTTTGATTACCGGCATCACGGATCTTGCCGTGGCCGACGGCGGCACCGGGGCATCCACGGCGGCAAACGCCCGAATCAACCTGTTGCCGTCGTATAGCGGCAACGCATTAAAGGTGCTGCGCCTGAACTCCGGCGGCAGTGACGTCGAGTGGGCGACGGATGGCGGGGGCACGGTCACAAGCGTTGCCGTGTCGTCGTCGGATATGACCGTCTCCGGCAGCCCAATTACCAGCTCCGGCACGATCAGCCTGGCGCTCAACACGGTGCCGGTCAACAAGGGCGGCACTGGCGCGACCACCGTGGCGGGCGCGCGCACGGCGCTGCTGCCTTCCTACACGGGCAACGCGCTTTACGTACTGCGCCTAAACTCGGCAGGCACCGACATTGAGTGGGCGTCGCCAAGCAGCTCCGGCACCGTCACCAGCATCACCGCTGGCACCGGCTTGACCGGCGGCACGATCACCACCGCCGGCACGATCGCGGTTGACACGTCGGTTGTCACGACGCTGACCGGTTCGCAAACCCTGACCAACAAGACGCTGACCGCGCCGATCATTTCCACGATCAGCAACACCGGTACGCTGACGCTGCCCATCTCCACCGATACGCTGGTGGGGCGCGCAACGACGGACACGCTGACCAACAAGCCCATCAGCGGCGCAAGCAACACGATCAGCAACATCGCCAACGCGTCGCTGACCAACAGCGCGGTGACGATCGGCACGACCAGCGTCAGCCTTGGCGCAACCGCGTCAACGCTGGCAGGCTTGAACA